CATCATATATTTATATCATATAAACGAAAAAGTAAAAAAATTTTAACATGGCTGACTTACTAATGAAAATGCCAATACCCTATGAACCGAAACGTCAGAATCGTTTCATTTTGAGGTTTCCGTCGAGTTTGGGTATCAATGAATGGTTTGTAGAAAGTACTGCTAGACCTCATATACAAATCGCTGCAACTGAGATTCCTTTCCTTAATACATCTGTATGGGTTGCAGGAAGATTTAACTGGCAAACACTTAACGTAACATTTAGAGACCCAATCGGTCCTTCAGCTTCACAAGCTTTGATGGAGTGGGTACGTTTACATGCAGAATCTGTAACAGGTCGTATGGGTTATGCTGCAGGTTACAAAAAAGACGTAGACTTGGAAATGTTGGACCCAACAGGTGTAGTTGTAGAAAAGTGGATTCTTTACGGAACATTCTTGACTGACGTAAACTTTAATTCTTTGGCTTATAACCAAGATGGTTTAGCAACTATAACTGCTACTATGAGAATGGACCGTTGTGTATTAGTTTATTAATATTATTTATTTAAAATTAATTGGTATTATATTTAACCCTAAAGGCATAAACTTTAGGGTTAATTTTTTTATATGGATGACCAATCAAGACAATACGGACAAGAAAATTTAACATTACCACATGATGTAGTACCTCTACCTTCAGAGGGATTCTTTTACAAGAATAAAAAAAGGTCGGTTAAAGTTGGATATTTAACTGCCGCGGATGAGAACATTATAATGGGAGGTTCTGATAATTTAACACTTAATTTAATAAGAAATAAATTGTATGAGCCAGATTTAAAAGTGGAAGAACTTTTAGAGGGTGATGTAGAGGCAATACTCATATTCCTAAGGAACTCATCTTTTGGACCGGATATTAACATAAATGCCACTGACCCAAAAACAAGTAAACAATTCAGTACAACTGTTAGGTTAGATGAATTACCAATTGTTAAAGGGCAAGAACCTAATGCTGATGGTACTTTCTCTTTAGAACTGCCTAAAAGTAAAGTAAGTGTGAAACTTAAACCACTCACTTTAGGTGACTCTAGTGAAATAAGTAAAATATTAGACAGCTATCCGCAAGGTAGAATTTCACCTTCAGTAACAACCAAACTTCAAAAACAAATAGTAGATGTTGGGGGAAATACAGACAAAGGATATATTGCAAAATTCATAGAACAACTTCCGATTTCGGATTCTAAATTAATTAAAAAATTCTTGGATGAAAATACTCCAAGGTTAGATTTAAGAAAAACAATCACAACCCCATCAGGAGAAAAACTCACAATCAACGTTGGGTTTGGGGTTGAATTTTTTCGTCCTTTCTTCTGATTATAGGGTTGGACAACTAGACGAATTTTATTATTTATCTACTCTATTAAAAGTCTCATGGGAAGACTTTATGAAAATGCCAATTTTCGTTAGGAAATATTTGCTCGACAAGTGGATAGAACTCAATAAGAAAGTATAATTCACCCTATTTATTTTTATGGATGTTTTAGAAAGTTTTATAAAAGCCTTCACAACTAAAGGTACAGTAGATAATGAAAATAAAGAAGGCCAAGGTCTTGGACTAGATGGTGTCAAACATGTAATGAAGGAATTAGAGGGTAGGGCTAGAAGTGTTAATTACCTGTTTGGAATGACCAGAGAAAGAGTTGCAGAGCTCAAAGTTGCTCTTGCAGATGCAACACCCGAAGCGGCTCTCTTAGGTTTAAAATTCGAAGATGCTGCACAGGCTTTTGAAGCAATTTCCGTTGCCACAAGAAGAAATGTAATAGCAAGCACAGATGATATTAAAAGTTTATTATCCGCAAGCCAAGTTATGGGTAGGACAGTGGATAGTATGGTAGAAGATTTTCAATCAATAGGAGTACAATTCTCAAGAATAGGACCCGAATTAGAAAATGCCATAGGTTATGTTAGAAACGTAGGTGCAAACCTTGTACAAGTTATGGACACCACGTTTCAATACATGAGCAAAATGAATCAATTTAATTTTCAAGATGGTGTTGAAGGATTGACAAGGATGGCTACTAAAGCCACAGTCCTCAAATTCGACATGAACCAAGTCTTCCAATTAGCGGAAAACGCACTTAAACCTGAGAAGGCAATAGAACTTTCGAGCGCGTTCCAAAGATTAGGTGTGTCAGTTGGAACTTTAACAGACCCATTTGAGTTAATGTATAAATCACTTATGGACCCTGAAGGACTACAAGATGCTTTGGTTGAAATGACCGCACAATATAGTGAATTCAATGAGCAAACAAAAAGATTTGAAATTACACCTTACGGTAAGTTAATGTTGAGAGAAATTGCGGACCAAGCAGGTATGAGTAGTGAAGAACTTATGAAATTATCACTTAATGCTGCAGACGTTCAAAGGAAATTAGAGATGATAAAACCTGATTTCCAATTCGAATCCGAGGAAGACAAAATGTTACTTGCCAACTTAGCGAGGATGGATAAAGAAGGAAAGTATGTAATTGATATGCTTCAAGACGACGGAAGTAGAAAATCGGTTGAATTACAAAAACTGTCTAACGACCAAATTGAAACACTTATTGAATTACAGAAAGGAGCACCCAAAACTTTGGAGGAAATTCAGAGAAGTCAATTAGATACACAAACATTGATGAATACAAATATTGCATCAATAAAGGATAGATTAACACTTGGTCTTGCCTCAGGAAAAACTGTAATAGAACTTCAGGAAACATTAAGAAGATTAGGATATGCAGTAACCAAAACTGCCGCTGACCAAACAGGAATCACAACAGAGGGTTCTAGAGAAAAGTCAAATGCGTTGTTTCGTGGGGTTAAAGAAAGCGTTGAAAGTTTAATTAAAGGTGACGATAATGCTATAAAAGACTTGGAAAAATCACTCGAAACTTTGGGTGAACAGGTTGCAAAAGAAGCCAAAGAAAGAGCAGGAGGAATCCCAACTAGCGCTACTGATTTTCCCAAAATGTTAAATATGATAAAAGATGAGGCGGCAAAAATTAATGAGTTAATGAAAAATCAACCAATGATTTCGGGTGCGGAAATGACCGATGAGATGAAAAAAAGAAACCAAGAACAAAGAAGAGCTCAACGAGAACTTAAACAAGCGGAACAAAGGATAAGTCAGATAATAAATAATCAGTCATTAACTCAATATTATTCAACTGGAATTCAAGGAAGACAGTTTACACAACAGGGATTGATGCCAAACAAAATAGATGTAAATGTAACTGGAGGACAAATAACAAAGATAGAACTCACAGGAAGTCCTGAACTTGTAAAAATGTTGTCAACCATGCCAGAAATGGACAGGAAAAAATTTGTTGCTCAATTTGATGAGGAATTGTTCAAAATTATCAAACAAGGGGTAAATAAGGTAGACGGTGATTATATGCCGAAAAGATAAAAAAATTACAATAGGCTATTTATTAAAAAAGTATAAATGGCTAGCCCACTACTAGTATCATCAGAAAGTTTTAGGAAAAAACTTATTGTTAGGAATTTGGTTCCTTATCCCAAATCACCTAGCAAAGTTAGTGCACCCATAGATTATGATGCACCTATATCAAACTATTCTGTAGTTGATTCGCCCGACACTCTTATAGACGAACCCTTATTTTCAAAAGATTTATACAAGGTTAATCAGTACGGTGCGGAAGGAGGATACAAACAAGTCCCCGACCCTGGTGCTTTACTAAATACTAAATCTAATGAAGGCGAATATGGCTACCAAGATGCCAATATTGTTGAGGAAGGAAAACAAGAAGCTAGGAAATACAGACCACTCAACCCTTATGCAGATGGAGTTAATATATTTGATGGCGCAGAAGCGGTTTCTTCTCTTGAAACTGTAATAAGAGACGGTAATAGATTACCTAATGGACAACCATATTACCCACTACAATTTGTACCATCCTACTATAGAAACGTAAGTATTCTTTTGTCGAGAGACCCTGTAGGTAGTGATGGATTACTTAGTCAAGATTCATATATTGCTAGATTGGGCGCAGACCTTTTAAGAAAAGGGTTCGAAGAAAGAATAGCCGCGGAAATCAGAATCAATACGATAGGAAGAATTAACGCTTTCAATGTTAGAGGGGGTACTGATATATTGAGTTTAGCAACAGGCAGAGTACCTCTCATAGAACCAAATTACAGAATTACTTCCCCGGCCAATCCAATTCTTGCTGCGACAGATTTTGCATTAAGACTGGCCGGCACAATAATACCTGTATCAACCATACCAGGTTCTTATTTTGACCCATCAATCAACTCAGGACAACCTGTAACTATTCAACAACTAAATAACGCTTTTAGAAAAAGTGCGGTTGGTAAGTTTGTTAATTCTCTTTTGGGCACGAATAGGTCGGGTTCACAACTATTTTTAGATAATACAGGAGGAGGACAAAAGTCTAGATTATTTGGTAATTTGGACTACAACAGATACAAACCAGGATATTCTCGTGGTGTGTTTGATAGATTATTAGGAGCTATTGTCGGTACAAATGAAAACAATAGTAATTTCTATATAGGTTCCACAACTTCAGAACCATCAAGAGTATTCTCACCTTCGGGAGACCTACCAAACAATAGCTTCGGACAAGAACAACAAAGTGCGGTTTATGGACCAAGTGAGTTGGCACAACTTTATGAAGGACCAAGTAGAGAGGTAAGATTAGGTGCAAACGGTCTTGCATATACCAACGGAGGAGGTATTGAGGGAGGACTTACATGGATTTCTCCTGGTACAGAATCGAATGCAGGGAAAAAAGTCGGTATAGGAGGACAAACTTCATCTTCTGAACCAGTACAATCACCATCATCGTTTGGAACAACAACCTCTACAAAAATACAATTCAAAAACAACTCGATACTTGACAACACACAAAGGTTAATAGATAGTGCACCTAAATCTGGAGGTAGGAGATTACAACATGTTGGAAATGCGATTGACCAAGTATCCAAAGTTTTTAATGATGGATATAAAGAACTAACCAAAGGTTCAAGAGTATTAAGTTACACATATAACACTGAAAACAAAACTGTTGAGGGTGGTGTGGAATATTGCAGAGTATTTTCTAAAGATTTACCCTATTTGCAATACAATGATTTACAAAAATCACAAGGTATGACCACCCAAAATAGAAGAATATCTTCTTCAGTTTTGGATAGCACATACAACTTAAACATATATCCAAACAAAAAGAATAGTACAGCTGATTCTACAAATTTAGTTGGCAATCCTGACACAGACGGATATGCTAAAAAATACATGTTTTCATTGGAAAATTTGGCATGGAGGACATCTAGCAAACCTGGATTCACTTGGGCTGATTTACCAATATGCGAAAGAGGACCGAACAAAGGTAGAGTTATGTGGTTTCCTCCCTATGGACTAACATTTAGTGAAAATACAAGCGCATCATGGAAAGACTCAAATTTTATTGGAAGACCTGAACCAATTTATACGTATAGTAATACAAGTAGAACAGGTTCACTTTCTTGGAAAATAGTTGTCGACCATCCATCGGTTTTGAATTTAATTGTTAATAAAGTTATTAACGACGGAGAAAGTAGAGAAAAAATAAACTCCACAATCGATTCATTTTTTGCTGGATGTTTGAAATATGACTTGTACGAGTTGGTAAAAAAATATCCATTAGCTAACCCAAATGATTTATATATAATTCAAAAAGAAATTGAACTTGGGCAACTAAATGTGGAACAAGTTGTATGGACACAAAAAGAATTAGCATCTGGAAACGACTCAACAACAAATGCAGATAAAAATGTGGCAGAATCACCTAATTTAAGTTTGGATGCAATAAAAAATGATATTGCGGGATTAGGGTTTTACTTTAACAATAATTCACCTCAAGGCTCATCTATCTCACCATACAGTATTTACTACAATCAGTACATAAACGAGAAGAACGATGTCATTAATAATGCACCAACAACAACCAACCCAAGCAGTAGTAGGGACCAAGTTGCGGTATTTTTTAATAATGTAATTGAACAAAATTTTTCTTTTATTAATCAACAACTAAATAAGATATATGAATTAGCGGTTAATGGTACTATTTCATCAGTAAATTTTAATTTAGTTGGAACAACTTCGGCTCTCGGCGGTCAAAATACTAATCAGGCTTTATCTCAAAATAGAGTAGAATCTGTCAAAGAATATATCAATAATTATATACCAAATATAACTGCAAAGCCTAAATTGAGTAAAATTCCAAATTTCACAGTAAATTTCAAAGAACAAGCAGAAGGTGAAAGTACCGCCCAAGTCAAAGAAGGAACAAAATTTGGAGATACATATACATGTGGGCAGAAAGACTCAGAAGCTCCTTCGAATGAAGTGAACACCGTGAATGCTATGGCTTGTAGAAGTGTTAGAATCAAATCTATCGACTTGAAAGCAAATTTATCTGCAAACTCAACAGCATCTGAAGAACCCGTTTTTGTCCAACAATTTCAGCAAACACAAATTCCAGTAACTGCATTTGTCGACAGAACACGATTTAGAAACAATATAACCAAAAGAGTTTTGAGACTTATGATGACAGAGTGTGATTACTTCGAGTCTATAAAGGAAGATACACCAATGGTGTATGACAACCTTAGAGACAAACTTAAATTTTTTAATCCGGCCTTTCACTCAACAACACCTGAAGGTTTGAACTCAAGACTTACTTTTTTACAACAATGTATGAGACCTGGTGAAACAATACCCACCGTAAGGTCAGTCAACGGAACCGAAACATTAGAATACAACAACGCAGTGAACACATCATTTGGTGCACCACCAGTACTTGTTCTTAGAGTTGGTGACTTTTTCAACACAAAGATAATTCCCGATAGTTTACAGATTCAGTATGAAAATTTGGATTTGAATCCTGAAGGTGTAGGTATACAACCAATGATTGCGAATGTTACTCTTTCATTCAAATTTGTTGGAGGAAGTGGTATTAAAGAAGCGATTGATAGAATTCAGAACGCTCTGTCTTTCAATTACTATGCAAATACCGAAGTATATGATGATAGAGCAGATGTAACAGATTTCAGTCTGAATAAATATGATAAAGATTTTCAAGAACTAAATCCAATCACTGAAACTCCTGCAGATAATAAAACACAAAATAATAATGGTCAAAACAATAATTCATTTATTGGTGAGGTATTGACATCTGTAAATGCAGAAAGCGGAACAACAGGAGAAGTTTCATATAATACATTTATATCTTCATTTGTTGATGAAACTCAAACTTATTTTAATAGTGTGTTTAATAAAAACAAAGAAGTACTTTCTCAATACAATGAAGGTATTAGACAACTTTGGACATATGGAAGAGGATACACTAAAGGTAGTATTCCTCCAAATGGAACGGACACTGAATATTTTATTGGTAAACCTCTACAATATCAACAGAATATAAAAGAGATATTCTCAGAATATAACTATCAAATAGTAAATGACATAGACAAGTTTTTGAATTTTATAATGAATAACAAAAACATCTCGGTTAAGGCTATAAGACAAATCAAACAAAATTATCTTAACTTAATAACTCAAAAACAAAATGGATTTGAAAACTCTCTATCCAAAATTGTCCAAGATGTGGTTCTTGTTCAACAAAAATATTACAAAGATTTACAACGACTTTTGATTATAACTTTTGGAAATAATTCTGGAACAGATGGATTGCAAAACAAAAAAGGAGAAACATTTGTTTATTATACAACAGGAAATAGCCTAAACACGTTGATTGAAGACAAAAATAAAACTGAAGAAAATTTAAAAAAGTATTATATAGAAACTACTAAAGAATTAAATTTCACAACTTCTTCAGGAAAAGAATCAAAAAATATATTGGTTCAACCAGCGAATAACAAATTTTCAGTTACAACACCTTTCACACCCGTTTCTCAAAGCAATTTTCCTGATGAACTCTCGGTGAAATTTCAGTATATGATTCTGAATCAAGATATAGTTGATGATAAAAAATATCAGTCTTTCAAAGATTCTTTGATTGCAGATGTATTGTCTAACCCATCTTTAATGGAAAACAGTAATCCTGAGCTTTCTAAAATAGTTGACGATTATTGGATTGGATATTGTAAGCCTATATTTGTAACCGAAAATAAAGATGCCCAATCATTCTTGGATAGTATTGAAAGAGGACAGTTAAGAGATTATCTTAACTATACGGCAATAAACAAAACAACGGAAAGAAAATTGAAATATTCAAATTTACCTGATGCAACAGAGGACACATATAAAGAAGCCCGTAATGATTACATAGTATCACTCGGAGGAAGCACAAATAACAACACAAACACAGAAACCTTTAATGATGCTGCATCAGGACCTTCGGGCTCAATATATATAAGTAAATCAAAACTTAACTAATGGCATTCGGATATTACAATAGATATGATGAATTTTTGATAAACGGACAACAAACCGTAGTACCTTTTGTTTTTCTTCCTAGAAAGACTTCGGACAAAAGTTATATATATAAAGTTGCTAGAAGTAGGCTTGATAAAGTTTCACAGGAATTTTACGGGACACCGTATTTTGGTTGGTTAATATTACAAGCAAATCCTGAGTTTGGTGGATTGGAAACAAATATATATGACGGGGCTATATTGACAATTCCATATCCTTTAGTAGCATCCTTACAAGAATATAAAGGTGCGTTAGAAAATTATTTTTATTATTATGGTAGGTAATTTACAACCTGATAATTCTGGAAATATTTTGGTTGAATTTGATTATGATAATATCATCATCGTTGACCCAAATAAAACCATTGATTATCAAGGTAATATTAAAGAAAGATTAGTCGACCATGAGAATTTGGTTATGTATGCAAACTTGGAAGCAGAGGTCTTACCAAGAACAAAACTTGCTGTCGGAGGAAGTCCACAAGATACAAGTAGAACAATTTCCATTGCAAAAATTAATTTTTTAGGGCCAAACAAAAAAGACTACTTTGCCACAACATATTATGATGAATTGACAGGTAAAGATACTACCTCGAAAGACCCTAATGGTAAATACGGAATGGGTGCTAATCAAAAGACAGAAACCCTAATTCAATCACCAAATCGAAAAGAGTCGTACAATAAATCGGGAATCAAATCCAACGGAATAGATGGTAGTGTTGATAATGGACTGTTAGGTATAACAAGTATCTTGGTAAAAATAACGAGCTCGTTCATACCCACTGTTTCAATAACAATGGAAGATGTACAAGGAAAGGCATTATTTTCTTTGGGAGACCAATCGCCTTATGCGGCATTTTTCAATATGCCATACCCTCCTTTCTACTTAACATTAAAAGGATATTTTGGTAAGGCAATTAGGTACCAACTAAATCTTAAAAGTTTCAATGCAAGGTTCAACACATTCAGTGGGAACTATCAAGTCAATTTGGAATTCCAAGGATTTAAATTTGGAATATTGAATGAGGTACAAATGCAACATTTGCTTGCGGCACCTCACATGTACTCAACTATATATAACATTACAAGAAGTTCGAACCCGACAGAAAACGTACAAAATGCGGCTATCGCCACAGGTAATAACGCACCACAACCACTCAATACAAACAATAATCAAGTCGTTAGTTCATTAGTGACAGAAAAAGGTTATGAGAAAATTGTTGAGGTTTACAGTGAATACAAAGCAAAAAAATTATTACCAAAAGATTTTCCTGAAATAACGTTCTACCAATTAATTGACATTATACAAACTTTTGAAACTAGAATATTAGAATCTTTTACAGAGGCTGATGTCCAACCTTTAACAGATTGTAGAGATTATAAAGGAAATTTGAAAAAATATGCCGACCAAGTTTTGTTGGCAAACGATTCTTGGTTTATCCAATGGGTCGACCCTGTCCCAATTATTTTGAAAAACGGAGGTAGGGTATACACATTCAAAGAAAATAGTTTCAATGTCACTGAAAAAAATACCGCTCTTGAGGAATTAAAAAGAATTATAGGTGAATATACAGAAACTTTGGCAAATGCTGGTACATTAGGTAAAAGAGGAAAGTTCCCAATTATTAATCCGATAAAATTTGATACTATCGTGATTAGTAATTTTGATACTGCAACGGTAGACTTACTAAAAAGTGCTCAAGAGAAAGGGATATTTGCGCAGTCAGTAGACTCACCTGAAGTAGAGAATTATAAACAACAAAGAAAAAATCTATTTACAGGATACAAACAAGTCGACTCTAGTGGTAAAGAATCTATAATATTCGGACCAGTTTTCGATTTTGATGGTTTTTTACAAAAACTACAAGTAATGGAAACTAGTGCCAATAGAAAACAGGCGGATTATGAATCTCTAATAACTACAGAACTTTCCAAAAAAATAGAAGACCCTAAACAAGGTATTGGTTTTAGACCTTCAATAAGAAATATTGTTGGAATTATAATGGCAACTACCGAGGGATTTTTGAGATTACTTGACGATGTTCATACTAAAGCATGGTCTTTGAGAAACGACCCGATAAGGAAAAGTGTTTACACTAATCAATTTTCAGTAAAAAGTTCAGATTTAAAAGGTGATGAAGTTCAGATAAGTACTATTGATAGTACACCATTGGATGATGCTAAAGAACTTGTTTATCCGTGGCCACAATTTTTTGTTGAAACAAACAAAGATGTTGAAGGTAGATTTCAATTAACCTATTTAGCTGACCCATCAGTTGTTGGGTTGACAAAGGCGGATGAGTATGACAAATGGCCTGAGGTTGAGTTTGTTGAGGAATATTGTAAGGGACTTACTCAAAAGTTTGATATACCGGTTTCTCAACCACCATTAGACACATCAGAACAAACAAATTTAATTAATATTAACGCAATAGAATATCCTCAGTTAGATATTGCATATAGAAATAAAGATGAACTCAAATTTTTCTATGAAATTTGGGAGAGACAATTTGTTACGGCTTATTATACTGGATTAGGTAGAACACCCGAGAACAGAAAAACATATCTGACAACTCTTTTACAAGACTTAGAAAGTCAAAACATAGAATTAAGTTTGGGGGTAAGTACTCCATACTTAAATTATAAATTGAAGAATTATGACATTACTGCCAATAATTATTTGAATCTTTTGAAAGGGTTTTCTAACCAAGGTACAGGTAGGTCTTGGCAAGATTTTATAAGAGATTTTTTTGTCACTCCTTATCTTAGGACACTTACTGACAAATCTTTCTCAATACTCGAAGTGAGTGAGTTAGGACCTGAGCCACAAAAAAACCTACCAAATACAAACGAACAATTACGTTCAGTAATCGAAATAGATACGGAACCAAATATCATGGACACTTATCCGTTTATCAACGATACATGGTGTGAAACAAATTTGGTGGGGTATGACCAAAACAAAGCAAATAAAAGATATAATACTAATGCTGTATTAGAAGTTTTTGAACAAAGAAATGTCATTTCGAATTTTAACGATTTGGACAATTATAATGTAAAAAGACCTGTCACAAATTTTTGTTATTTGTATTCTAATAATCCGAACAAAATAGTAACAAATTCTTTGTTGATAAATGAGTTTTATAACTCAACTTTCCCTTCAGACTTTCCTCCAACAGTAGGATATACTTTTACAGACTCGCCAGCAAGAACTGCTGCAGGACAAAGACAATTACCCATTGTGACAACAACATCAATGTTGAATACCCCCTTCTTTATAAATTCAATATCCAAAGGGGTTGATAATTTGAGAAGGTCATCACAAAACCCATTTAAAGCGGCGGCTTACCTTTTCTTGAATTCATTACCACTAATAAGTCTTAGAGAGAAACTTAAATCAACATCAACGGTGACAACCACCGCTGATATAGAAATAGGTTTACAAAATCCAATTGACGATTTGAATTACATGTTTGCATCACTAAAAAAATATGGTGCAATACACAAACTTCCTTATGCATGGATTTTAAAAATGGGTTCAATTTGGCACCGATATAAAACATTCAAACAAACAGGTGGAGACATCTTATCTGATGTTTGGAGTAGTTTCAACTTTGTTGACCAATATGACCCAATAACTAGAAATGTTGCCAAAACTTATAGTTATGTAAAAAATGGTCAAGAACAAAAAATTCAATTACAATCAGGATATAGTCAAATTAATAATATAGAAGTGGGATTTTATCCCAAAACAATAAATGACTTTAATGTATTCTATAACGGGTATGATTTATTCAAGGACTATACTGATGATGAAATCCAAAGTGCTGTGAATAGAGGTATGAACGTTTATAACTTCCCCACCTCTAATATATCTAATGTGCAAAACGGTAGTAATTCATTCAATGTGAAAACTTGGTCAGTTTTAATTCCGGCAAATATCGAGTTTTCATCGACCACATTAGATTGTAAAACAGAAACCAAATCAATACAAGAAATGTATGTGATGCCGTCATTCGGTACATACGTTAATGAGTCAGAACAAGCTCTTGTCAATGGAAATACACTAACTCAAGGATACGCATTTGCTGGAAATCCTAGCGTGTTTAACGGTTCAGTCAGACTATTTTGGGCGGCACCTAATTTCGGATATTTTGATTTCGAAAAAATAAAAAAACCAAAGTATGATGAATACATTAATGTGTTCAAAATGGAACCTGGAGAATTATCGCCTTTCAGATTTTCTGAGGTAGAAAACTACATGAAAATTGATGATATATTTTCTGTGTTCGAAAAAAAGATTTTGGATACTTTCGAAACAGAGTTCTTGAATTTTTCGAAACCCGCAACTGACCTTACTACAGGATTTCAACTTTATGGTTTAGACTCAAATGGGGTTGACAATAATTCAATATATAGAAACTTTCAAGCGTTCTTCAGTAACATGATGAAAGTACCTTTTAACACTTCCAACGTTCCAAATCAAACATATTTTCTTAATACAATCAATACTCAGTATGAAAACATTCAGAGCAAATTAGCATCATTTTTAGAGTATGATGTTATTTTTAGATATGGTAATCCAACGAACTATAACAAAAGAATTTTTGATTCTTACTTATACCCTCAAGGATTAGGTCAGACATTTATTGACCCGATAAAATTTGAACCATATGTAGAAGGTAGTTTACCCTCTCAAGGAGGAACAACGACTTTACAACAATCTAAAACAAATTACCCGAAAGAGTGGCTCGAATTGGAATTAGAAGTAGGATTTTCTACAATACCTCAATTGGTATACAAAGATAATGGTTCATTCATTACTGATTTCTTTATTGACAATAATATAAAATTCACAGTTGAAAATATTCAGCTTCTTTCTCCACTTATTAAAATTTACGCAACACAAAAACTTCAAAAGTCTAGTACAGTTTTAGGGGTTAAAAGACAATTAGAAGAATATTTTGCGGCATGTAAAGGTATACAAGATTTATTTATTGATGGGGTTTTAAATTTAATAAGAAAAAAATTACCAAATCAAAGCCAAGTAAGTGAAACGGTAAAACCAAGTATAATCGATGGACAACAATCTAAAATTAATTTTTATGAAATGTTCAAAAGTTTGAACGATAAATGGGTTGCCGGGTACGATTTTGAAACTAAAACTCTTTTTGAAGATATTCTATTTTTAGATAGAGCTTCGAGAAACATAGGAGATATACTACTTGTTGATATTTTCGATTTAAAAACAATGCTTACATCAGCAAAAGAAAATGATAATAAGACTGTACAAGATTTAATAACATCACTGATGTTGAAAAATAAGTTCAACGTGATGAATCTTCCCGCCTATGTTAATTTTTACAATGTCCAAGATGTTGATGGAGTCACCACTAGGAAACCAGAAGGAAGTCTAGATTTTGCGAATAATCTTTGGGGAACATTTTTAAATGTTGATTACAGAGAAAGTTCTCCAAAACTAGTAGGGTTCTTTGTTGGTAAACCATCAAATTATCCGGCATTACCAAAAAACAAATATTTTAGATATAGAAACGATGGTTTTGATTTTGGAATACCTCCACAAGTTCCACTTAGAGAAAATTTGTCGAATAAGTCAGAAGCTGATTATGCAAAATCTAACAGATGTGTCGGATTCAATGTAGACATCGGAATTAAAAATCAAAACGTCTTTTATTCATTCCAAGTTGGACAAGATAATGGTAAGGCAACATCAGAATCTGTACAACAAACGTTAAACACAATTAATATTAACTCAGGTACTCAAACAGCAACTCAAAACACAAGTCTCTACAATTTCTATCTACAAAGAACCTATCCTTGCACTGTTGAGTCACTGGGTAATGCTATGATACAACCTGCAATGTATTTCAATTTGAGAAATGTCCCTATGTTCTACGGACCATATCTCATAACAGATGTTGAACACACTATAAGTCCTGGTGTATTCCAAACACAATTTACAGGAGTTAGGCAAGGTATATTTGATTTACCACAAATAGACAAGTATCTACAAAGTATAAATCAAAATTTATTGACAAGAATTGAAACAGTAATTAGAAATAAAGTACAAAAAACACCACCAATATCTACGACGAATAATCAAACCGCAACAAATAATTCTTCGAATAACAATAACACTTCTTCTACTTTGGGTGCATGTGACTTGACTGTAAATCAACTTTATTTACAAGACGGATTTGTAAACATTCCGACTGTCGTGACAAAAATTACCAAGGAAGAAATGATTAAAGTCATCAATTCTGTATTGACAGAAAGGACGGGCTCAGTTGACCCAATATTACAAAGAGCTTTCTATGTTTATAGTTATATTTCATCTCAAATTGACAACGGGCAGATAGTTGGGTACAACAACAACTATTGTAATAAAATTAATTTGACAAACGATTACAAATCAAATTATAAATCTTTCTTTGATAAAACCTATTGTTGTGTTGATGTGGCTGATAATACAGTACCATTTGCAAACTTTGATTCTACTTTCAGATATTTTGATTTTTTAAATTCTCGAATGGAAAAAAATAAAAAAAGAATAGTTCAGGAAGGATTGAATAAGTATTTTTATTGTTTCTTTAACCCATCAGGAACTTCTGTAAACACATACAATACATTACTTTCGAGTAATACATCTTCAGTCAAAATTGATTCTGATAGAATGAAAGAAGCTTTGAATGATATGAATAAGTTGGCAACAATAACCAATTTGAATATATCACAAATGACCACAGAAGAAATCAACAAAATTGTTGATGGAACAATAACAACCGCAAACACAAGTACAGGAACCAACCCACAAAACAATTTGAATACTCAAGACGACACCAAGGAAACTTGTGAAAAACCAACGATAATTAACTTTAATCCAACAGGCTCAACAGAAATTGTACCAATTACACTTTCAGGTACTAATTTAATCGGTAAAACTATGGTTTATTTAAATGGGTCAGGTACAACAATAAACGAAAATACACAAACAAAAATTGTATTTGTTCCTCAATATAAATCTGGAGGGAAAATTAAAGTTGTTACTACGGGTGGAGAAGCTCAGTCAACAACGGATTTTACTTTCCTACCTTAGAAACATAAATAAACAATTTGTTCTTTTGCATATATTTATAAGAAAAGATTTTATGAGTATTAATAATATCTTGAACAACTATTTAGGAAAAAAAGTAAGATTTAGTGAATCAGATAATGGAGATGGCTCCAAAGAAGTTTGTGATTTGGATACAGGAGAATGTTACGTTGTGAGAGAAAGAGATGGATTAATCGAAAGAGCAGGGCACCAAGTTTTTGCAAATAGAAAAGTAAAAGTAGAAACAGTAGGTGGAATAAAACAATTATTAAATGGCTAAAAATGGGTATAGATAAAAAAATTTTAAGTGAAATTGAGAGGTATCATTTTATTAACAAGTATATAAATGAACAGGCCGGAGCACCTGAAGCTCTACCTCCAGCTCCACCACCTACGCCAGAGGATGCTCCTCAACCCGAGGAAACTGCAATGGATACACAACCCGAAAAGATTGATGTAGAAACTGATACTGATGTTGAAAAAATAGATGACCAAGGAACTTCAGAAGAAGATACTGGTAAAGAAGAATTGGAAGTAACAGATTTAGTAAAATCTCAAGAGAACATAGAAAGAAAACAAGAGGAGTATTTTAACTCATTATTTTCTCAAGTTTCTAATTTAGAGCAAAAACTTTCTCAGATGGATGCTGTGTTAAATAAACTGAATTCTTTAGAAGGTAAAATAGAAAAATACAGAGAAAAGACACCTGAAGAAAAATTGGAATTAAGAACTTATGATTCGTATCCATTTAATCAAAAACTTTCAGACTTCTTCGAAGATAAAAAGGAAGAAATGGAAAAGACGGGAAAACATGATTATGTTTTGACTTCTGACCAAATAACTGATGTTAGTGATAAGGAAATGAAAGATAGTTTCCAACCACACTTCAACCCAGAATATTAATGAGAGGTCCCTTACGGGACCTTTTTAATTTGACAAAGTTGTTTATTTGAACTATATTTGTAATATAAATTTTATAACATGAATACATTAGACGCCGTATTGGCACAGTACGAAAAATCGAAAATTTCAGGGGGCGGGGCCCAAGGAAAAATGTCTCAAGACGAAAGAATGAAAAAGTATTTTGCTCTCATTTTGGGTGATAAAGAAAGTTCAGGACAAAGGAGAATAAGAATTCTCCCTACACCAGATGGTTCATCACCATTTAAAGAAGCTTGGTACCACGAAATCCAAGTTGGAGGTAAATGGCAAAAATTCTATGACCCAGGAAAAAATGACAACGAACGTTCACCTCTGAATGAAGTTTATGAAGAACTTATGTCAACAGGTAAAGAATCTGACAAAGAGTTAGCAAAACAATACAAATCTCGTAAATTCTATATTGTTAAGGTAATAGATAGAGACAACGAACAAGACGGACCTAAGTTTTGGAGATTCAAACACAATTATAAAAACGAGGGCATTCTCGATAAGATTATTCCTATTTGGAGAGCTAAAGGTGATATTACAGATGCTGAAAAAGGTAGAGATTTGATTATCGAATTAACAAAATCTAAAACTCCAAAAGGTAAAGAATATACAACTGTATCAACAATTATGTACGATGACCCAACTCCAGTACATTCTGAAAAAGAACAGGCTTCTGAGTGGGTTAAAGATGAGTTGACTTGGAACGATGTGTATTCTAAAAAACCTGTAGACTATTTGGAAGCAATTGCTAGAGGTGAGACACCAAGATGGGATTCAGAATTAGGTAAATATATCTACGGAGATAGTACCGAGGGAGAAACATCGATTGGTGGTAGTAAAAAATATAGTGACCCACAGGCAGAATCTGAACCAGACGAAGACTTACCGTTTTAATTTTTAATAAGTGGGTGGTAAATGCCACCCACAATTTTTTTTTAATATAGAAACATGAAACTCGAAGAATTTTTACAATTTCAGATTAACAATACTAAAATAGTTCTGACTGAGGAAGAAGCCATGAAGAATCCAAATCAAAGATATTCTTCAGGAAGAAAAATAGAGGTTGGTGATAAAGTATTAGTTGGTTTTATAATGGAATCTGACCCTGTAAGTAAATTACCGGTTACTATAATATCGTTTCACGAAGATGAAATTGGTACAGTGTATGTACAAGATGAGCAAATGACAAAAGAGAAAATAGGTATGGATATACCAGTCTTGAAGAAATTAAAATAATTTATAATGGCAATAAAGAAAAATGAATTCAGTAGTTTAAAGAAAAAGTTTTCTACTTCGGCAAAATATAAACCACAAAGATTTTTTGATTTGGGTCAAGATTTTTTGGATGCGGTTGGAATACCTGGTCCGGCAATTGGGCATATTAACATGTTCTTAGGTCACTCAGACACAGGTAAAACCACAGCAGCAATTAAATCAGCAGTCGATGCGCAGAAAAAGGGTATTTTACCTGTGTTCATTATTACAGAACAAAAATGGAGTTTTGACCATGCCCGACTTATGGGTTTTGAATGTGAGGAAGTTCCTGATAAAGAAACAGGTGAGATGGATTGGGATGGATTTTTCCTTTTCAACAACAATTTTAGTTATATAGAACAAATAACTGAGTACATTAATCAATTACTTGACGCTCAAGAAAAAGGAGAACTAACCTATAGTTTATGTTTTATTTGGGATTCAGTTGGTTCTGTTCCGTGTAAGATGACTTATGAGGGTAAGGGTGGTAAACAACATAACGCATCTGTACTATCAGATAAAATTGGTATGGGAATCAACCAAAGAATATCAGGTTCTAGAAAGGCTGATACTGAATATGAAAATACTTTGATTATTATTAATCAACCATGGGTAGAACTTCCTGATAATCCATTTGGTCAACCCAAAATTAAGGCGAAAGGTGGTGAATCTGTTTGGTTAAATTCTTCTTTAGTTTTCCTATTTGGAAATCAAAAAGGAGCAGGAACTACCAAGATTACAGCAACCAAAGACAAACGTTCAGTTAAGTTTGCGATAAGAAGTAAAATATCTGTTTTGAAAAATCACATCAATGGTTTAGGATATGATGATGGTAAAATAATTGTAACTCCTCACGGATTCTTGGCGGGTAAAGATTCTGCAGAAGAAAAAACCTCTATCGAAGAATACAAAAAAGAGTATGCTGATTATTGGAAAGACATTATCGGTTCTGATGGTGATTTCACTTTAACAGAAGAAAAAGAAGATTGAGAACCCTTTAAAAAAGGTATGTGACAAAAACACTATTAGTAGACGGAGATAATTTATTTAAGATTGGATTTCACGGTGCAAAGGATTACTTTAACGAGAATCAACACGTTGGGGGAGTATTTCATTTTATCAACACTCTCAAAAAGTTTCTAGAAGAGCATAACCACGATAAGGTAGTTGTATTTTGGGATGGTGATACTAATTCATCAACCAGAAAGTCACTGTACCCCCAATACAAGGCTAATCGAAGACAATCCATGGCTGAGTACAAGTACGAAGCTTACCTGCAACAAAAGGTTAGAGTGAAACAATACTTAGAAGAGGTTTTTGTCAGACAGGTTGAAATTAAAGATAATGAGGCAGATGACTTAATTGCATATTATTGTAAAATCGCTATAGACGAGAAAATTATAATATTCTCAGCAGATAAAGATTTAACACAATTAATTTCAGAAAAAGTTACAATCTTTTCACCAATCCAAAAAAAGTATTATAAAAACGGTGATAAGATAAAAATGGGGGACATTGAAATACCCCACCAAAATGTACTCCTTTTCAAGATATTGACGGGGGACAAATCAGACAACATAGATGGTGTAGAAGGATTAGGTGAAAAAACAATTACCAAAATATTTCCTGAAATGACTGAAAAGTCCTGCACAATCGAAGAATTCTTCGACTACGCTCGAAATATCATGCAAGAAAAAAAGTCAAAAGTTCTTACTAATATTTTGACTGGTAAGTCTAAAAATGGTATACTTGGTGAACAGTTATTTGAACTAAACAAAAAAATTGTTGATTTGACAAATCCGCTGATTACTGATGATGGTAAAGAACTTGTGACGAGTATATATTCAGATGTTTTTGACCCTACAGACAGGGGATACAAAAATCTTATGAAGATGATGATTGAAGATGGTATGTTTAAATTTCTACCAAAGAATGACGAAGCTTGGGTGAATTTTCTTAAACCATTTATGAAATTAACTAGAAAAGAAAAAAGAAAAATATAATAACCAAAAAAATAAAAAATGAAAGAACAAGACATCACGAAACTGGAATTCCTTTTGACACTGAACGACAATATTGTAGTTCAAAGATTCTTCAATGTGAAGGGATTCAATCCAAGGGCAAGAAACTCTTATGACCTCTACGAATTTTTAAAAAATACTGCAGAGACACTTCAGTATGATTTGAAAATGAAAACTGTGGTTTATATGTTGGACAACAAAGAGAGTATCATGCACGACCCATCAGTAATGGAAACATCTTTTACAGACGGACCTGAATATTTTAACATTTATATCAAGTTAGGAGACCAGACAATTTGTCATAGAATTTTTGATGGAAAAAAGTTTCCACCAAAAGTTAGGTATACTGTTGATGTAAGACCATATTTGAAAGATATACTTAAAGGTCTGACTGACATCTTTTCAGAAACTGTATTAAATTTTGAATTTTTAGAATACGAGCTGTCTAAGTAAGTATTTAATAAAGAGGGTCTTTAATTATGAATAAAAATTTCGATTATCTTGGAAATACATTCCAACTACAATTACTCAACCAGTTAATCTTAGACAAGACCTTTTCCACAACAATTATAGATGTTCTAGAAAGTTCTTATTTTGACAATAAGTATTTCAAGATAATAACTCAGATGATTAAAGAGTATCATAAAAAGTATGAATCCTCACCCTCATTTGAAACCCTGGAACAAATTGTCAAGTCAGAAATTCAACAAGAGTTAGTTTCTAAAATAGTATTGGATACTATCAAACAAATAAAATCTGCCCCACTCGAAGGTTCCTTTTTCGTTCAGGAAAAAGGGTTGAAATTCTGTAAGCAACAAGAACTTCAAAAGGCAATGGAAAAGGCTCAAAAAATTATCAACGAAGGTGATTTTGAGTCTTACGATAAAGTGGAGGGATTAATAAGAGATGCACTACAAGTTGGTCAGTCTCAAGATGGAATGTCAGATGTGTTCAGTGATTTGGAAACGGTTCTTGATGAAGATTTCCGTCACCCAATTCCTATGGGTATTGCCGGTATTGATAGACTACTCAAGGGAGGTTTGGCAAAAGGAGAGATAGGTGTTATATTGGCCCCTACTGGTGTCGGTAAAACCACAATCCTAACAAAGATTTCTAACACAGCATTTAATATGGGATATAATGTTCTTCAAATATTTTTTGAAGACAACCCGAAAATAGTACAAAGAAAACATTTTACTCTTTGGACTGGTATTGAGCCTGATAATTTAGTCTTGAGTAAGGATATTGTTATGGACAAAATCAAGAATATCAAAGAGACTATGTCCAACAGATTAATCTTGAAGAAGCTCCCTTCGGACTCATTGACTATGTTACAAATTAAGAATCAGGTTAGGAAAATGATTGCAGACGGAATCAGAGTCGATTTAATTTTGATTGACTATATCGATTGTGTTCTACCCGAAAACCCTAACAAAGATGAGTGGAAGAGTGAAGGTTCAGTTATGAGACAATTTGAGGCAATGTGCCATGAACTAAATCTTGTTGGTTGGACGGCAACCCAAGGAAACAGGTCATCTATATCTTCAGAAGTCGTAACTACAGACCAAATGGGAGGTTCAATCAAGAAGGCACAGGTTGGTCACGTTATTATATCAATAGCAAAAACACTACAACAAAAAGAAATGAACTTGGCAACAATAGCAATTACAAAATCTAGACTTGGAAAAGACGGAGTAATATTCGAAAACTGCAAGTTCAATAATGAATTACTTGAGATAGACACAGAATCGTCTGTGACTTTCTTAGGATTTGAAGAACAGAAAGAAGAAAAGAATAGAGATAGAGTTAGGGAACTTTTGGAGAAAAGAAAACAAAAGGAACAAAAAAATACACCAAACTAAATATCTACTTTTTTTCAAAAAAACTTATTTTTTTTCTTGTAAAATGTAGTCCGCTTTCAGAGCAACACTATATTTATTTGAAAAATCGACGATTTTTTTATAAAAAATAACAACAATAAAAATTAAAAAATGGACATTTCGAACAGAATACTCAGTGATATTACAGTGTACATGAAGTACGCTAAGTTTATTCCTGAGTTGAACAGAAGAGAAACGTGGCAAGAATTAGTCACAAGAAACATGGAAATGCATATCAAGCAATTCCCTAAATTAGAAAAAGAAATTAGAGAGAACTACATGTATGTTTTTAAAAAACAAGTTCTCCCATCAATGAGGTCAATGCAATTTGCAGGAAAACCAATTGAGATTTCTCCAAACAGAATTTATAACTGTGCTTTTGCACCAATTGATGATTGGAGAGTTTTTTCTGAAGTAATGTTCTTGTTACTCGGTGGTACAGGTGTTGGATATTCTGTTCAAAAGCATCATGTTGAGGCTTTACCTGAAATCCTTAAACCAAATAAGGAAAGAAAAAGAAGATGGTTAGTTGCTGACTCTATTGAAGGATGGGCAGACGCAGTCAAAATTTTAGTAAAGTCATACTTCTTTGGTGGTTCGCAAATTGAATTTGATTTCAGTGACATCAGACCAAAAGGTGCGAGACTTGTTACTTCCGGTGGAAAGGCTCCAGGCCCTCAGCCATTAAAAGAGTGTCTCATTAAACTCGAAGGTATTTTAGATTCAAAAGAAAACGGAGAGAAGTTAAGACCAATTGAAGTTCACGATATGGTTTGTCATATTGCAGATGCAGTATTGGCGGGTGGTATTAGAAGAGCTGCTCTTATATCATTGTTCTCTGCAACTGATGATGAGATGATTGGATGTAAGTCAGGTGCGTGGTGGGAAACAAATCCACAAAGAGGTAGAGCAAATAACTCAGCTGTGTTGCTCCGACACAAAATAACTAAAGAGTACTTCATGGACCTTTGGAAGAGAATTGAAGCAAGCGGAGCTGGTGAACCCGGAATTTATTTAACCAATGATAAAGATTGGGGAACCAATCCTTGTTGTGAAATTGCACTTAGACCATTCCAATTCTGTAATTTAACAGAGGTAAACGTGTCTAATGTTGTTTCTCAAGAAGACTATGAAGATAGAGTTAGAGCTGCGGCTTTTTGTGGTACGCTACAAGCTGGTTACACTAACTTCCATTACCTGAGACCTATATGGCAAAGAACTACTGAGAAAGATGCACTTATCGGAGTATCAATGACAGGGATTGGTTCAGGCGCAGTATTAAAATTAGATATGAAAGCCGCATCTAAAATTGTTAAAGAGGAAAATAAAAGAGTCGCTGAACTACTTGGAATTAACCCAGCGGCGAGAACAACTACTGTAAAACCTGCAGGAACTACTTCACTTACATTAGGAACTTCTTCTGGAATCCATGCTTGGCACAATGATTATTATATCAGAAGAGTTAGAGTTGGTAAGAACGAAGCAATCTATACTTACTTGAAGGAGAATCACCCTGAGTTGGTTGAAGATGAATATTTCAGACCACACGATACTGCGGTTATTGGTATTCCTCAGAAAGCTCCTGAAGGTTCAATTTTGAGAAACGAATCACCAATTCAACTCTTAGAAAGAGTTAAAAAAGTACACGTAGATTGGATTAAACCTGGACATAGAAGCGGTAGTAACTCTCACAACGTATCTGCAACAGTTTCTATTCGTGAACACGAATGGCCTGCGGTAGGTGAGTGGATGTGGGAAAACAGAGACCACTATAACGGATTATCCGTACTTCCTTATGATGGAGGTACATATATTCAAGCTCCTTTCGAGGATTGTACCAAAGAAAAGTACGAAGAGTTAATGGAAACATTACATGAGGTTGATTTATCTAAAATTGTAGAATTGGATGATGAAACTGATTTGAGTGGAGAGTTAGCTTGTGCTGGCGGAGCATGTGTTTTAGTTTAAAACCTATGGAAAATACAAATAAAGAAAGGGAGAATCAAAATCAGATTCTCCCTTCTGATTATTACGTTGAAAACAATCGAGTGGTGTTTACTGAAGAATACCACATAAGAAGAGGTCATTGTTGTGGTTCACATGGAGGATGTAGGCATTGTCCGTACCAACCAAAAGGAGTTAAAGGAAATACTACTTTAGTTGAAAAATAGAATTTGTATATTTATGTAGTATGGCAAATGGTATTACTTATGGACTCTTTTTTCCATTCCAAGATTCTCGTAGAGGGGATTATTTGGCACTTACTGAATACGAACCACAGGAGATAAGGTCCGATTTAATTCATCTACTTTTAACAAGAAAGGGTTCTAGATACTTTTTACCTGATTTTGGAACTCGTTTGTATGAATATATATTTGAACCATTCGACGGACTTACATTCTCGGCTCTTGAGGCTGACATACGAGATTCAATTTCTACGTATTTACCTAACCTTACAATAAATAATATCTCTATCGAACCAATTACTCCCGAAGATGAGGTTGATGGAGACTACGTCACAACTGCGGGAGGTAATCAAGTTTTCGATGTTTATAGAGTCCCAGGAAAAAATACAAGCGAATATACCGCTAAAGTGAGGATAGATTATTCATCGAGTAATTCAGTTTTCGCACAATCTGATTTTGTTATAATCAATATTTAATATAAGATGGCAAATAATAAAATTTCTTATACGGTCCGAGATTACCAAGGAATCAGAGCCGAACTACTCAATTATGTCAAAACTTATTATCCTGATTTAATTCAGGATTTTAACGATGCATCAGTTTTCTCTGTATTCTTGGATTTGAATGCTGCCGTTGCAGACAATTTACATTATCATATAGATAGAAGTATTCAAGAAACTGTTTTGCAATATGCGCAACAGAGGTCATCTATATATAATATTGCTAGAACATACGGTCTTAAAATACCGGGTCAGAGACCTTCAGTATCACTTGTTGACTTTTCTATTACGGTTCCTGCTTTCGGTGATAAAGAAGATGAAAGATATTTGGGTCAATTAGTAAGAGGTTCGCAGATTACAGGAGCGGGAATAGTATTTGAAAATGTATATGATATTGACTTCGCATCTCCTTACAATGCTCAAGGGTACCCAAATAGATTGAAAATTCCAAACTTTAATTCTAACAACGTAATTATAAATTATACAATTACAAAAAGAGAACTTGTTGTAAACGGTATAACGAAAGTTTTTAAGAGAGTAATTTCTCCTAACGATGTTAGACCTTTCTTTGAATTATTCTTACCTGAAAAAAATGTTTTGGGTATAACAAGTGTTCTTTTGAAAAATGGAACAGATTATACAAACATACCTACAGCGGCGGAGTTTTTGGGATTAGCAAACAGATGGTATGAAGTAGATGCTTTGGCGGAAGATAGAATTTTTATAGAAGACCCAACAAAAGTATCTGACCAACCAGGAATCAAAGTAGGAAGATACATTCAAACTAATAACAGATTTATTTCTGAATTCACTCCTGAAGGTTTTAAAAAAATGACATTTGGAGGTGGAACAACTTCATCACAGGAACAATTGAATTTATTTACAAACTTAGGAGGTCCACTCAATATACAAAACTATCTTAATAATTTTTCTTTAGGTTCTGCGCTAGTACCTAATTCTACATTATTTGTTCAATACAGGGTAGGTGGTGGATTGGGAACAAACTTAGGTACAAATGTTATTAACCAAGTTGGAAACGTAACATTTTATGTAAATGGTCCTTCGGAGGCAACAAATAATTCCGTAATTAATTCATTGAGATGTGTGAACGTAACAGCAGCGATTGGAGGGGCAAATCAACCTACAACAGAGGAAATTAGAAATTATGTTTCGTTCAACTTTTCCGCACAAAAAAGAGCAGTTACTGTATCCGATTATGAGTCATTGATAAGAACAATGCCGGCCGAATTCGGGGCTCCAGCTAAAGTTGCAATCACTGAGAATAACAATAAAATTTTAATTCAAATATTATCTTACGATACACAAGGGAAACTTACAAGTATTGTTTCTAATACACTTAGACAAAATATTGCAAATTATTTATCAAACTATAGAATGATGAATGACTACATCTCAGTAGAGACAGCTAAAGTAGTTGATTTGAGTGTGGAAGTATCCGTTGTATTAACTACAACACAAAATTCAGGACAAATTATAACAGATATTGTTAATAAAGTCTCTGAATATTTCAATCCACTATTCAGAGAATTGGGACAAAACGTTTATCTATCCGAGATAAGAAGTATTATTCAAAATCAAAATGGTGTCATAACTGTTGCAGGGTTAGATGTCTTCAATAATGTAGGAGGACAGTATTCTTCTTTCGAAACATCTATGGCTTATTCAAATAGTGAGACTAGACAAATAAGACCTGTAGACGATACAATTTTTGCAGAACCTAGTCAGGTATATCAAATTAGGTACCCAACAAGAGACATAAGAGTTAGTGTCAAAAATTTCCAAAACACGACACTTTCTTAATAGATTTATTTATTTAGTTCTATTTCTAAATTTCAATTACCCATCTTCCATTAAAATTTTGGGGTAAACTATTTATCATAAAAGACTCTATGGGTCAAAGTTATAGAATTAGAACTGAAGTTGGTGTTGACAAAACAATTAATTTACAATTAGACCAAGACTTTGAATTTTTAGAAATACTATCTTTAAAAATTCAACAAGCTGACGTATACACAAGATATTGTGCGGATTATGGTGTTGTAGTCGGAAGAGTCACTGCAAATAACGGAACGGGAATTCCAAATGCTAAAGTTTCTGTTTTTATTCCTGTATCAGAACAAGACTTACTAAATCAAGAGTTACGTTCGATATATCCGTACACATCAACTGATGATGTGAATGAAGACGGTTATAGATATAATCTATTACCTTATGAAAAGTCATATAGTAAACATGCGGCAACAGGCACTTTCCCAACAAGATTAGACGTATTAACAAATGCAACCGCAGCAGAAATATATGACAAATATTTCAAGTTTACGGTAAAAACAAACGATAGTGGTGATTACATGATAATGGGGATTCCTTTGGGTTTCCAAACAATTGTAATGGATGTTGACCTTTCAGATATTGGGGAGTTTTCTTTAACACCACAAGATTTAATAAGAATAGGGAGGGCAACAGAAGCACAAGTTTCAGGTGGTAGTTTCAGAACATCTTCGGATTTAAGTACATTACCGCAAATTGTTAATATAACTAAAACAGTTGAAATTGCACCTCTTTGGGGTGAACCTGAGATATGCCAAATTGCAATCAACAGAGTCGATTTTGATTTGAGAGAAGATGCAAATATTGACATACAACCAACTTCTGTTTTTATAGGCTCTATATTTTCTAACTCGGATGAATATAGGGTAAGAAAAAATTGCAGACCGAGGGACAATACGGGAGAACTTTGTAGTCTTCAGTCAGGGCCAGGTCAAATTTTAGCAATAAGACAAACAATTCAACAAGACGAAGACGGTAATCCTATATTGGAACAATATCAATTGGAACAATCAGGAAATGTAATTGACGAAGATGGAACGTGGGTCACTGAACTACCCATGAATTTAGATTATATTGTGACTAATGAATTTGGTGATAGAATATTATCACCTGACCCTGAAGTTGGTATTCCTACAAAGGCAAGATATAGATTTAAAATAAAATGGCAACAGGCTAAAGGGTTGACACAACAAACAAGAAGAGCTGATTTTCTTGTTCCTAATGTAAGAGAGTATGGATGGAGAACTTCGGCGGACCCATACTTAACTACATTAAGTACTTCCTCTGAATATAAACAACTAAGAAGTTCGTATTATTTTGGTTTGGATTGGTCCGGTTATACAAATGGATTCGGGGATTCAACTAACCAAGTATTAGATAGTATAATCAATTGTGAAGATACTTTTTTTGAATTTAAATTCAATAAGGTATACACCATCTCAGGACTTATAGACCAATATAAGAAAGGAAACAGGGCTAGGTTTATAGGGATTAAAGAAATAGGTAATAACGATTGTGCAGCAACTGTGAATAAATTCCCTGTCAATGAGGGATATAGGAATTTTGATACACTATTTTTTGTGTTTTCATTATTAGTCACACTTTTCCAATATATTGGTTCTTATCTATTGATTTTGGCTCACGTAATTGTTGGAACAATATATCAAATTATAAATTTTTTAGGTCGTCTAATAGGCATAAAACCAAAGACTGGTGGTATACCTATAAGATTACCTATGATTACTTATCCTGAATGTCAGAGTTGTGATTGTAAACCTGCAGATACAACAACATCACTGATTGATGCATTTGGAAATGGAGTTCTAACACCAGTATCGAGTCCTTTCAAATACTACGAAAATTTTACTCAGTATTTGTATGGTAGAAATTATCAACCTGAAGAGGATGTAAGTATAATAGCAGACCTTTACTCACAAGGTATGGGTGGTAATATAGACTCTGGAGATGCTACTGTTTACAAAGTTCCAAAATCAAATGTGCAGAGAGAAGTTTCTGAGGATGAAGATAAGATGTTTGTTTGGAGTATGGACCTACCATTGGGAGAAAGAATTAATATTTTCAATCAAAGAACTTCATATTTTACAGGAATAAATAGAATTAGGGTTAGCTTCGATAATCCAAATAATGTAGGCTCAAACCATCTTGATAATACAATCACAGTTTTATCAACTAGAAGTTATAGTACGGGACAACTTCTCACCACCGTTAATCCTGGTACTACTTCAGATGTAAATGCAACATACGTAGAAGTAACTAATAATGGTGAATTTTTTGGAATCACAGGAACACCAGTGACAGGACCACAACAAATTACCTTAAGATATTGTAATGAAAATAACCAAACGTTAGAAAAAACCACTACATATAATTTAAGTACAGGAACTACTTTCAATAGACAAGGTTTTCCTATGGATAGAGAATATTTTCAAGTAGTAACCGCAATAACAGTTTCGGAGTTTTTAACACTATCTAACAGTTCAGAATTACACACATTTCCAAATGTTATATCTTCCAAAACAACTCTAAGGTGGATGGAACATAACAATGGTGTTGAATACAGAGAAAGAAGTGTTCCAACAAACGCATTTGCTTATAAGGATTTTTATGAAAATTTTGGAGAAGAGTATGTTTTGATATTACAAAGAGGAGTCGACCCATATTCACCATTATTACCAAACAAATATAATTTAGGTAGAATTTTTGGATATAATATAGATGATAGTAGATTTTCTTTCACAATTAATTCGAGATTGAATATACCAATACAAAAGGTTAATCCAACCTCAACAGTACAACAATTTAATAATCAAAATAATTTATTTTATAATTCATATTTCTTTACTCCAGGTTCACAGTTTTCTGCTTTTACATCATCTTCTGTCGGGTACTATGGTAAGTTAGGAAATAGGGTTTTTCCTGAACCAGAAGTTTTTCCTGGAATACCAACTACATCTCTTTTTGCTGGACCTGTACCTTTATTTGGTGCTGTCGGATTAATTAGTCAAAGTACTAACGATTTTCATAGTAATAACATTAGTGTTGGAAAGTACGATAATTCAGAAGACGTTTCAGGGAACGCAGTTATATTTGGAGAAGTTACAAGGGTTAAAGGGTGGCTTTCTTTTTTGAATCCTGTAACCGCAATTTTAGACAGTACCAACATTGCATATAATGAAGTAGAATACTATTATTACTCTCCAAATCTATATCCTGATTTACTTCAAAATCCATTACCTATTTCAGATAAAAATAAAATTATTATGAGGACTGATGCTTTACCATCATCAGACGCTTTGGATGGGTTAAAGTGGAGTTCACCAAATGTTGCAGTCTTACAACAAAATATAAATTTTGCATTTTATGAGATTGTAGACCCAACAACAAATTCAATATCTTCCCAATATCCTGTAGGTGCGGACCAAATACAACCAGATATTGAAGACCAAATTTATGCAGCTAATGTTTTGGAAAGTTTCAATTGTGAAAACATGGTTTCTTTAGATTGTTATACAGGGTTCAGTAATAATTTTGGTATTAGTACCGCGTGCGCTAAAAATGACCAAGTTGAAAGCGGATGTTATGTCTTATTTACAAGACCACTTTTTGGTCTCGCAAAAGATATACAAAAATTCAATGAATGGGGTATTAGATATAAATTTTTCTATGGAATTTGTAGGGGTGTTCTTTCACAAACATTTACAAACAATTGGGTAAACGGTACACTTTTTGCATTCCCCATACAAGTTGACACTTATTATGATAGACAAAATAAACCATCAGATGTCAGGTTTTGTAAAGATTTAGTTTTTTTCGATGACGATACTTCTAATTTTTATTATAGAAGTAGCCCATACAGTCTCCTTCGAAATAAATTTATTGGTAAAAATGCGACCGAGTCATCAGCCGTAAACCAAAAAAATCTTTTATTTCCAACGACAATAATTGATTTGGGATATAAAGATAGTTTTTACGACGAAATAACGTTGGACCCAGCAACTAATGCATTTATATTAGATGGTCTAAACCCAACAAGTTATTCTGACACGTCTGATATAATAAATTTATTTGTAATTTCAAGAATATTGAATTCATCCTTTTTACAAGGAGATGCAATTCAAAATTTATTTAGTAGAAATAGTGGTAGGAGTAGAAGAGTTGACGGTGATTTAGTGCAAATGTTGTCAATAAATTCAGAGGAAGGATTGATAAAATTCAGTCCTGAGTTTTATGATACAAACACCGACAATAGTCCTGTTGGAATTTACGGAACTCCAAGCAATCCTACCATAGGTATATTTTTCTCATCGACAAGTGAAAATCTCCAGTTTAAAGATTTTATTACACCAGGTAGAATAAATTTCAGAAGTTCACCTACGGCAAATGCCACACCGTATTATTATGGTATTAAAACACAAATAGTACCATTCTATCGATGGAGTTTGCAAAATGATTCAAACATTTTTGGTACTCAAATAAATAATTGGGCTACAAATGAAATTGATATTGTGCAAGAGGGCTACCAATCTGTCGATAGAGTGCTTAATCAATATTTTAAAGGCAGTGGGATTGTTAATGACTTGAATATGAGAGGGTACATATTCAATGTTCTAAATGATACTGTCCCGAATTCTGGAACAGAATTTAAACCAAAGGGACCTCCAATAAATAATAAATTTTTAGTAGGTGCACCATTCCATTTTTATTTCGGAACAATAGTTGGTGCAACGGCATTAGAAAAATTCAAAGAAAAATACGGGTTAAGTGAATAGATTTACAATCATACCAAGTTCTCAACAATACAAGTCGGCACCTTCCGAGGACCAACAATTGCAAATAAGTTTACAAGAACAAAGTCAAACGTTGGTTGAATATGATAGGACTGCGAATGTTAGTTTAGCTCAAGTATTCGATGAAGAAAGACAAGCATCAACAATATTCAGACCCACTTTTAAAGTAAGTTACTTGTATGAAAATTTATTTACAGGAACAACCGAATACCTTCCATTTCAGTATAATTTATATTTGGTTGATGGACAAAGTTCAGTCTTCACAAAAGTATGGAAAGGCTACCCACAATATTATGAATTTGATTTTTTCAGAGACGACATAACAAACACTCACATAAATTATAAGTCCAAGAGTGCTTTTACATATAACTGGACGTATTATTACTCATATCCGTTTAAAAATAATTTTGATGTAAATTTATCTGCAACTTTGAATAATACAACATTCGATTGGGTTGCAAAAGATGGAATCCCCTTCGTTATAAAAAAATCGACGGTAAATGGAAATCCAATTATATCATTTGAATGTATATCACCACATGGACTAACCGTAGGTGAATCTGTTGAACTCAAAGTAAACAATCAAATTGTTAGTTATAGAACACAAACTTTATTTGAAGTATTCGATTTAGGTAATGGCCTACTTGGAAGTGAAGTTTATATATTCAGTATCTATGATATAGGATTTACAGGAAATACTTTTGCTAATTCAGTTGTTGGTACTTTTAAAAGAGTTGTTAATTTTGATAATATTGAAGAAACCAAATCGAAATATTATATCAGACAACATAAAATAATTTCTAATATCGACGATGTTATAGTGACCAAAACAGGATTTGAAAAAAACTCATTTAATGACGAAAAGAAAATTGAGTTGAGTTCAATAACTCCAAACAAAATAACAAGAATCTCACAAAAAAATAGTTCAAACACCTACACAATTACACCTGCGAGAGACTTGAATTTGGCAAATCTATTAGATAATCAACAAAGACCTTTATCAGAACTATTCTTAACGATTATTAATCGAGGTTATTCGGGATATTTTAATGCACCAACAAACGGTGTTGCGTTAAAACAGGGATGGTTATTCAATATAACCAAAACAAATAACTCTTGGTGGTCTTCTACAAATATAAATTCAAACTCGAGTATAGGTGTAAGTTCTTACACCCAAACAAACGGAGTAACCAAAACTTTTTATTATAATCAAAACTTAAAAGTAGGAGATATAATTGATGGGGATTTTTGTGAATGGAATGAGTATTTTCAAATAGAACGAGTAATATCGAAATATTATCACAAACTGAAATTCAATCAAAACGTGTTTCAAACATCCATATCGAGTAATCCTTCAGGTTATTATTATCAACCACACCACTCAATTACAATAAGAGTTTTTTCTGATTATATCGAAACTGCAAAAATAAATGAAGTAGACTCAGTACCGAGTTATTCATTTTATTCTGTGTCCGATGAAAGTTTTAGATGGAGAGATTTGTACACCTATGGGTTTATTGATAATTTAGGAAGAGGGGTAGATTATCCTTTTTTCAATGGAGCTCAATATCCTTATTCAAATACAATATTTAAATTAATACCTGACGATAGAGACTTCGACTTCAACGACGGATTGACAGGACTTGAAGTACCTTATAAACCTTTAATAGATAAGTGTGAATAAATTCAATTTTTTAAGGAATATTGCACCTAATAAAAACATCAACATACCAATTGAGTTGAAATGGGATTATGAGGGACTTGACGATGCTATTGACCAATATGAAATAAAATCGGTAAAAGACGTTGTTGGTGTTGGGTATGATTTTGAGGTCAACAGATTTCCACACGCTGCCGACACGAACGGGAAAACGGAAATAAATTATGAGTTTTATTTTTATTCTGGTGGTAGTTTAACTTCATCTACAAATTGGCAAAATAGTTATTTGGGAGAAGGATTTACCTCGCAAGATATATTTTATTACCGAAACAGATTTTCAAATTCTTTTTTCAAATTGGATTTTTATGATAGTGTTGACGAGAAAAGACAAAAAAATTATTTCACAATTATTATACCCACACAACAGGGAGAATTTATGGACATCAATATGGCACGAACCCCTGTTAAAATAAGGAAACCCAAATATAAATTAGATTATATTGGGGATAAAGAAGGTTTTTTTATTTATTGGTTAAAAAGTTTGAAGTTCTTACCCATCAATACTTTCTACATGACTGCAAAATTTTACAATGCTAGTACAGGGCAATTCACTAAAATGATGAACGAGCCTCAATCATCTTTAGCAACCTCTTCGTTTGGTAATAATGTTTATGCTTTTGACAGCACAATTTATTTTTATTATAGAGTAGTTTTAGATTATATAGATTTAAATTACAAAATATTCGACATAAAAACAGGAACAAGAATAGGGACCACAACTCCTATTAAATGGTTCGAGTACGTAAATCCTCCAAGACCATGAGTAATTCTTATAAATTTATTATATCTCCTGAAACAGTAACTAGCGACATCAAAACCACAACAGTTGATGGTGTTAGTGTTGGATATTATGAATCAATGCAAAAATTAATAAGTTCAGGACCAAATGGTACTTCTACTCTGACAGGACTTACAGTTCCTATTTTATTGACACAAACAACATATGATGCAGGATATTATACTCCTTTCGATGGAGAAATCTTACAACAAGACATCGTAACAAATTTTTTATTCTCAGCAACAACTTCATCACCATATACATATTATTTTTACAACACATCGCAAAATTATCAAAAGTTTATTGAACTCTCTACTTATTCAGTAGATTGGGGTGATGGCTCACAAATAGAAGTAATAACTACTTATACACCTAATTACATTTCACATACATATCCAACAGGAGTAAACTCATACACAATAAGATTGAAACAAGTAAATCCATGGGGTGTCGTTGATGTTTACAAAAAAATAAAAGTTCCATTTAAAAATGAAGTAATTTATAACCCAAAGGGTAGAGTTTTCTTTACATCTAATGTTGGAAGTTGGTCTGCAACTCCCATAAGTTATGATTATATATTTAGTGGAGATGCGGTCAACACAGTTAATTCACAAATAAGTTCCAACTACACAACAGTCCCATTTACAGTTTCGTCTGAAACAAAATCTAGAGTTACAGAATTAGCACAATACGGATTGAAGACATATGTTGTTGGTGCACCTGTAATAAAGAATGGTGAAATATACGGTGCGATTACAGATATGAATCCAATATTTACGGCATATACTATACAAAATGTTGATTATTATGATTATAAAGAAGGATTCACTTTAAGTTTTGCACAATCTTCAGGTTTAACTGAAAATAATATAACTGCAGAACCAATTACAAAAGACGAATCTTTAATAAAAGTTATAGACCAAGGACAGATTCAGACAGACATATTTGTTGAGAGAGGAAAAAATAGTGCGTTTGAAAGAGTACAAAGATTGGGAGAGGTAGATAATTTAGGGGATTTATTAAATTATGGATATGGATTTTTCAACGTTGAAAAAAGGACATAAACTATTTATAAAATATAATACAATAAAATGGCAATAGGAACATATGGAACACTGAGACCAAGTGATGTTTCTCCAGATGATGTGGAGATAATTCTTAATTATACACCATCAAGGGATGTTACAAATTCTTTCGTGTTGAAAAGATTAGATGCATCAACAATTTTGAGACCTTATTTTAATAACTCCGAAACGGGAGGAAATAATGGTGTAGAAATTTTAGGTGGATTATATAATTTAACATTACCGGCAGATGAGTTTAACCAACTTGGAATTTACACTCTTTATTTGAGAGCTGCTCAGATTAGAACAACAATAACGGATTGCGGTATATTAAGTGCTCTTCCAAATGTTAAAGGTTTAGTTATTGATTTAACTAATGTACCCTCGAATTTTTTAAATAAATTTGTTCCACAAGGTCTAGTCGGATTTAGAATTGAATACTTAAATGCTGACGGTTCAAAAATTCCGAACTTCTTCAGAATTATAACTTCATGTTTCTATTGCGAACCAATCATAACAAATCAAGTAAACACATCTCAAAAAGCGATTAGGTATAGGTATGTTGATGGGCAGACAAATTTACTTTTTTTAACTGTTTCACCCTCTTCATCACCAACAAACAAACCAAATGCGACACCATTTATAGGACAACCAGACCAAGATATTATTATAAGCAACACATATTTCAATCCTGTAAGTATAGAAGTTGAAATGGTAGAGTATGATATTTCATCACTGGCGATAGCTCTTTATGGAAATCAAACTAAATCAATTGATGATGGAATTTACACAATATACGATTCTGCAAATAACATTTACAGACAATACAACTTATATGAGATTAGAGACCAATTCAACGCGTTGTTGTACGAGGTTAGAGAAAGTAGGGGCAACAATATAGATTTCAGTAAGAACTTTAACACAATAACGAGCTAATGGCGTCAACAAGGCAAAAATATTTTTATCCTCCGAGGCCAGGCAGTGGAGCTGGAACATTCTCGGATGAAATCGTAGGATTACAAACGGTTAATGGAGGAGGTCTTACCCAAGGTAATTTTGAATTTACAACGTCTGTTGCTGAAAAAGTTAATAGAACTTTTAATGTTGGGGCATTTTCTTCACCTATTAGTTTAGAAAACTTACAAATAAATTCAACCTTAGAAGGTGATAGAATCTTACAGACACAATTCAGAGTAGTACCAAATTTTGATGTTTCACAAGTTGGTAATTTTTCGATGTATGGTTCTCTGGCTAAAAGATTTAGTGTATCTATCACAAAGATTATTAATTTCTTTCCTGCTGGATTGGATGTACTCTATTCACAATTAAATTTTACAACGGGAGCAACCGCAACAAATATTTCTTTCGACTCAGTTAATAATGAGACTTATTTCGAGGTTAATGTTAATAGGATTAATAATCCTTTTGAAATAGATTATTCAACAAACGCAACAACTAATCTTAGTGTTAGAGAAATGGAAGTTTCTAAGTATAGGAACTTATCCAAAACTTATTTGGATTATGCAATTCATATCGATGATATAGAATATAAGATAGAATCCTTTACACCTTCACCCTCACTAAGTACAGGTACAATTTCATTTTATGTTTCAGGAGCACCTTTTGGTACAACTGCAACAACTTATTATCAAGATTTTGTTATTAGACCAAATAACATGACCGTCGATAAAGTGTTCGAAGAAAATTTTGATGTAATAGAAAAATATCTTCTGAACAGATTAGTATCTCCCGAATACACTGCAGATTTTAAAGTTCCTCAACAGGATGATTTTGGTCAATTTTATCTTTCGAATGTATTGGTGACTTGGCCGAAAGATGGTACATGGAACTTAGATATAAGGTCAGTTGGTTTTGACAATTATTTGGAGAGACTAGAATCCGTTGCAGTAAACATGGACGAGTTTAAAACTAATCTATTGTCGAGATTCTTGGTTTCAGGTTCATTAAAAGAATTCGATACTTTGGGACAAAAGGTTGAAAAAGTATTTCAACTTTATGGTAGAAGTTTTGATGAAATAAAAATTTTTATTGACGGTTTGGCGTACATGACCTCAGTCGATTACGTACCGGCAAATGACATACCATCTCAATTATTGTATAACTTAGCAAGAACTTTAGGATGGTCTTCTAACTTTTCGCCAATTGCAGATGAGAACTTTTTACAAAGTGTTTTTGGAAATCAAGCGGTGAATGAGTATCCTGGTTTCTCTAGAACATTGACACCAACAGAACTCAATTACCAATTCTACAGAAATTTAATTTTAAATTCTGCTTATCTTTTCAAATCCAAAGGAACAAGAAGGTCTATAGAATTTCTCTTGAGATTAATAGGTGCTCCTGATTCCTTGGTAGAATTTAACGAACACATATACTTGGCTGACCAAAAAATAAATATGGAGGTCTTTGACTCTCAATACGCAGCCATATCAGGAGGTACTTACGTACAAGAATTACCATCACTACTACCTGGAGACACATATAAAATAAAGGGTCAACTGTACACAGCTTTTACTGTGACTGATGAGTATCAAGAAGTTAATGTTGATAGAGCAGATTATCCTGTTGACGATGAGGGTTTCCCCAAAGCTCCAACACCTAACGAAAATATGTTCTTTCAAAAAGGCGCTGGCTGGTACCAAGTAACCCCACAACACAGAAGTCCTGATGAAGTAGTTTTGAACGGCGCAATCTATACTGGACAAAATTATGATATACAAACACAATTACAACCTTTCACCTATGGTCAAATCTATTTGGATTTATATAGACAATTTCCTTTTATGACCGAGGGATTCAAACTTAGAAAGGTTATTGATAATAATAAATCATGGTTGGCGGACGACGATAAAATAAGAATATCTAAACAGGGAAACTATAACGCTTATTATTTCGTAGATAATGAGAAGTTAGTTTTGAATGCGAAGAATGTTGAAATTGCTTTGAATCCTGGACAAGGTTTGGCTTATGATGTTTGGGACGAATCTGTAAATTTTGATTATCCAATACCTGAATCTGGTTTTAGTGCGACATTCGTAGTACCAGGTGGTATAGATATAACCTACATAAATCCTGAACCGAAAAAGAAAACATTTTTTGAATTTTTACAGACTTTCTGGCAAAATACAATCAACACGAGAAATAGACAATTTATTACCGATGGAAAAACAGGAGGCTATCCAACTCTACAATCAATATTTTGGAAATACATAGAATCACAACAAACCGTAGGTATTCCAAATAACAAGTATACCTATCAAAAGTTAATTGATTATGTTGAGGGACTTGGTCCTTATTGGATGAAACTGATTGAACAAATGGTTCCAGCAACAACAATATGGACATCAGGAATAAAATATGAAAATTCTATTTTCCACAGACAAAAATTTGTATATAGAAGACAGAGAGGGTGTGAATTTGTACCTGTACCGGTACAATCTTGTTATATTGTTTCGAATATTTTTGATTATACCTGCAGCAAAGAGTTTGTAGACTTTTCAATCTATCCTTGGTTAAACGGGGATATTACTGTTTCAAACTTCAGTAGTATTTTGAACAACAGATTGAATAATTTTCTAACATCACAAGGTTTATTAATTACCGATTGTTTATTAGATTCTTTAAAATCAGAATGGTTTGTAGATTTAAGATTGAATGACCAAATAATAATTCAAGAACAATTCTATACGGGCTACGGTTCTACTGACGTTCCTACAAATACTGCTTGGAGAACTGCTCTTATAAATAATTTACCACAACTAACATCATATAATTTGGGATATTTTTTAAATGGTAATGATTTGACTGTATATAATTTGACTATGACACCAATTAACATCGGAGAGAACCTGTTTTTAAATGTTGGTATAAATATAGAAATAAGTTGTGATGGCTGAATTTAATTATACCATATTAATCACAGGAGACTGTGAAAGTAATTCATCAGGTAGTATAAGTATTCTACCTTTCGGTGGTACACCACCATACATAGTTACTTGGGAATCACCTGATTTGGGATATGATACAATTACAACTTTTCCATCGGTAAGAACAGGATTAAGTGCTCAGGCTTATGCGGTTAGATTGAGTGATAGTACATTACCTACCAATCTACAATTTTTGGCTAGTATTCCAGTATCAAGTGGAGTATGTACAAATATAACTAATGTTTATAATACCACTTGTGATTTACAAAATGGTTCTATAAGTGCAAGCTCTAGTTCAGATTATTCATCTACAAATTTTTATCTTTACACTTCGGCGGGTACACTCGTAAACTCTGCAACTACAAATACAAATTTTGTAAATTTTGACAGTTTAAGTGCTGGAACGTACTATATTACTGTACTTGATTTAGGGGGGTGCACGGGACAAAGTCAAACCATGGTAATTGGTAATTCAACACCATTTGATTATGATGCGTACATAGTTCCTAATTCTTCTTGTGGAGGTTCTGCAATTGGCAAAATATACATTACAGGACAAACTGGTTATTATCCCTACACATATCTTTGGAATAATGGTCAGACAGGGGATACAATTACAGGATTGACTGAAGGAGTTTATAGTGTTACAGTGACAGATTATGTTGGATGTACTTTAAGTAAAAGCTTTACAGTACCGAAAGTAGACCCTATTGGATTTGGAAATTTTATAGTATCCCAACCAACATGTTTTCAAAATAATGGGTCACTCACGATGGTAATCACGGGAGGAACCGTCCCTTATTTTTATTCGGCATCTACAGGTGCATTTCAAATATCTTATGCTAAAACTTTCACAGTAACAGGACTAACTGCAGGTGCCGTAACTATCAAGGTTACTGATTCAGGATTTTGTAGTATAACTGAAACCGCACAACTACTCACACCAAATGGTATGAGCTCAGTTTCAATTAATAGTACAAATTCAAACTGTTCTCAAAATAACGGAGTAATTTCGATAGATGTTGTTGGAGGAACAACTCCATATACCTATACATTAATTTATCCAACATCAAATACAACTTCGGTTTCAACATTAAGTACATCATATGATTTTACAAACTTAACGGCAGGTACATATACTGTAGTGGTTTCAGACAGCTCAGGCTGTTCATATCAAGAAGAAGAGACCATTATAGCGACGAACAAATTTAATATATCAACACAAATTACTGGTACTACTTGTGGTAATTCTAATGCGATTGTAAGAGTCACAAAAACCTCGGGAGGTACATCACCTTTTGATTATATTTTAGACAATACTATACAGATACTCGATACAACGCAATCAGCAGTCACATTCACAAATGTTTCTTCTGGTCTACATTCAGTATCGGTCGTTGATGCGGACGGATGTACAATTTCGGAACAATTTTATGTTGATTATTCAGAGCCAATTTCATATAGTCTTTATTCTTCGAGTTGTGGTAGTGGTAGTGAAGGAACAATAACTGCTTTCATTTCATCTGGTGTGCCACCTTTTACGTTTAGTTGGTCGGCAAATGTACCAAATAATCCTCAAACAATTACGGTCACAGGACTTACGGCTGGAACATATTCAGTTTCTATAATAGATAGTAGTGGATGTACTTTACAAAGAACTACTCAAATAACGTGTGGTTCGAGTTATGTTTCTTATCAGATTTATTCCATGGGTAGTGAGGAATTCCAAATTACTGATGGGACAAAATGTGGACTTTTGCAAATGTTGAATCAAGGTTTTTATGATTTAACGGAAACTAACAGTGGATGTATTTTGAGTTCCGCAACTTTTACTGCGAGAGTAATGGTTGAACCGGCAGGTGATACTTATGAAAGCGAATTTTATACAACTAATTCTCTTCTGTCACCTCCCTCAGATAATCTTTGGATTAATACAGTAAGGGGTTTGATATTAACAATTCCTGGTATTCAGACAGTTACAGTAAACGAATTTTCGAATCAAATCACTATACAAGCGGCACCTGATGGTCCATTAAACAGTCAACAGCTCACAGTCGATTTGTTGATTAGTTACGATATAATTTGTGAACAATGACAAGAGTAGAAATAATAAGTTTTACGGGTAATACACCAGCACAAGTTTATTATTGTGACTCTATGAGTGCTAATTGTGTATTTGTTGCAAGTGTGACCATATTTCCATATTCATTTGACGTTCCTTCTCCATATGACAATAACAACTTTATTGTTAAAATTACTGATTCAAAAAATTGTACGATTGAAGAATACGTTTATATTTTACCGTCACCAACACCTACAACAACAAACACCCCTTTCTTAACCCCATCAGATACACCTACAAATACACCAACAACAAGTGAAACACCAACATCTACAATAACCCCTACCCCTACAAAAACACCTCCTGTGCCTACACCCTCAAGAACTCCGGCACAAACCCCACTACCACCTTGCGAATCACCATCCCAAACACCAACTATGACACCAACACCAACTGTCACTATTTCATTTGGAGCTAGTTCTACACCAACTCCATCTGTTACTGAAACACCAACAGTAACTCCTACGAACACACCTACAAATACAGAAACACCAACAACAACCCCAACCAATACGCCAACTAATACTGAAACACCCACGGTCACTCCAACAGAAACTACGACCCCTACTGAAACTGGAACACCAACTCCGTCTGTTACTGAAACAACTACTCCTACACAGACTACGACCCCGACAGAGACTCCTTCGCCAACCCCAACACCATCAGTCACAGAAACTACAACTCCAACTCCAACAGTAACTCCTACAAATACAGTAACCCCAAGTCTAACACCTGCGGTTGAATTTGTTTCTTTCTTATTTATAGATTCTAACCAGCTGGAAGTAAGAACAGAATTAGACAACTATATGACATCTCAAGGAAGTGTATTTAGAGGTTTTAACATCAATTCTCCAAACTTAAATAATTCGGATACTTTTAATATAGAAATGAACTCATATGTGAGGTATTCAGGGTGGGGTGTTACAGAACCATCTATTAAGACAGGGGCAACATATAACATAACAAGAGGTGTTGATGCATACAACATACCTATCACCGCAAATACCATGACAACAACAAGAATTCTTTCTGGAACAACGACTCCAAATGGGGTTGCAGGTTGGTATACATGGATTATTCCTACTGCTGCAACAGAGACGAGAAGATATGCGACTTTAGTGACAAATATTAATAATCCTAACCTTAACACTACAGTCACGCAAAGGGCAAACATGTCATCAATAATATTCAATTATACTGGAGGAACAAATATACCGAATGGTGTATATAGAGTTTATTCTAGTTTCACAAATACAGGGTCAAGAATTACACAAAATAATAATAATATTTTCTTCCGCGGAGGTACATTAATTTGATGATTATTATAATTATAGGATATGCCATTTAATTATACATTACCTTTAGTTGACGGTGAATTTGCTTGGTACAACCAAGGAGACTCACCAAGTTTTCAGGCACCTGTGTCTCCTGCAACAGGAATACAAATAAATTCAGTTGAGCCTCTAACATATGATGTATATATTGCTGGTGGTTATATGTCTGTCTATAGTATAACTGACTTGAATTTAACAAACATTCCTCTCGAATTCTCAGGAGAAATTCTCATAACACAATCAGACCAACTAACTTCAGGAAGAAGAAAAGTGGGAATGTTAGTAAGAGTCATAGAGACAAATGAATTTTATGTTTTTCATATTACAGATTATGCTTCTAAATGGAACGCCGCGGAGAGCAATGGATTCATAACTTCAAAAGACGGGTTTCAATCCCCCAATAGTGTCGGTTTTATACCTGTCGTTATTGGATGGGATGTTACTGACCCAACAATTATTGCGGATTTTTCTTCAGATTCAATTAATACAGGAACAACTTTAGAAACAGGTTGGAATTTAATTTCTTTGGCAGGTGGAACGGGTATAAGTGGTTCCTCAGGAAGTTCTGGTTCATCAGGAACTGATGGTTCTTCAGGTACAAGTGGAAGCTCAGGAATTGATGGTTCTTCAGGTACGTCTGGCTCATCAGGAACAAGCGGAAGTTCAGGAATTGATGGTTCTTCAGGTACAAGTGGAAGTTCAGGCACATCTGGTTCATCAGGAACTGATGGTTCTTCTGGAACTAGTGGTTCTTCAGGAACAGATGGTTCATCAGGTACGTCAGGCTCATCAGGAACTGATGGTTCTTCTGGAACTAGTGGTTCATCGGGAACTGATGGTTCTTCTGGAACTAGTGGTTCATCGGGAACAGATGGTTCTTCTGGTACAAGTGGTTCATCAGGAACTGATGGTTCTTCTGGTACAAGTGGTTCATCAGGAACTGATGGCTCTTCTGGTACAAGTGGTTCTTCTGGTACTAGTGGTTCTTCAGGAACTGATGGTTCTTCTGGAACAAGTGGAAGTTCTGGTACATCGGGTTCTAGTGGTTCATCGGGAACAGATGGTTCTTCTGGTACAAGTGGTTCATCAGGAACTGATGGTTCTTCTGGTACATCTGGTTCTTCTGGAACAAGTGGAAGTTCAGGAACATCTGGTTCATCAGGAACTGATGGTTCTTCGGGCACAAGTGGAAGCTCAGGAACTGATGGTTCTTCGGGCACAAGTGGAAGTTCAGGAACAGATGGTTCTTCCGGTACTAGTGGTTCTTCTGGAACATCTGGTTCATCAGGAACTGATGGTTCTTCTGGTACGAGTGGTTCATCAGGAACTGATGGTTCTTCTGGAACTAGTGGTTCTTCCGGTACTAGTGGTTCTTCCGGTACTAGTGGTTCTTCCGGTACTAGTGGTTCTTCTGGAACAAGTGGAAGTTCAGGAACATCTGGTTCATCAGGAACTGATGGTTCTTCTGGTACAAGTGGAAGTTCAGGAAACTCAGGTTCTTCGGGAACATCAGGAATTACACCAGCACAAACTTGTTATTTGTGGGCGGCATTTACATCAAATCCTTCAAACGGAAGATTAAGTACAAATAGTGGAGCATTAGGACCAGCAGTAAATACAGTTTATATTAATGAGATTGATAAATACGGAGTCAACGTATCATCATATTTGAATAGCCTTACTATAGGTTCGTATATAACACTCTTAGGAGGAACAAATCAATATACTTACCGAATAACAAATAAATCAATTAATGGTACAATATACAATCTATCAGTATTGTATATTTCAAGTAGCGGTCCGAATACAAATCCTCTCGTTGGTAGTGATATATGTATTTTTGCAACAATATTTGGAAGTTCTGGTTCATCAGGGAGCTCCGGCTCCTCAGGAATTAGTGGAAGCTCTGGAACAAGTGGTTCTTCAGGTACGAGTGGAAGTTCTGGTACTAATGGTTCTTCTGGAACAAGTGGTTCTTCAGGTACGAGTGGAAGTTCTGGTACTAATGGTTCTTCAGGAACAAGTGGTTCATCAGGTAGTTCTGGCTCATCAGGAATAAGTGGAAGTTCTGGTACAAGTGGTTCTTCAGGAACATCAGGTTCTTCTGGAACATCAGGAAGCTCAGGAACATCTGGTTCAAGTGGTACGAGCGGTAGCTCAGGAACATCTGGTTCAAGTGGTACGAGCGGTAGCTCAGGTACGTCTGGTTCATCGGGAACTGATGGTTCTTCAGGAACAAGTGGTTCTTCAGGAACAAGTGGTAGTTCAGGAACATCTGGTTCTTCAGGTACAAGTGGTAGTTCAGGCACAAGTGGTAGTTCAGGAACAAGTGGTTCATCAGGAACTGATGGTTCTTCTGGAACTAGTGGTTCATCAGGAACTGATGGTTCTTCTGGAACAAGTGGTTCCTCTGGAACAAGTGGTTCCTCTGGTACAAGCGGAAGTTCAGGAACATCTGGTTCTTCTGGAACAAGTGGTTCCTCTGGTACTAGCGGAAGTTCAGGAACATCTGGTTCATCAGGAACTGATGGTTCTTCTGGAACTAGTGGTAGTTCTGGTACAAGTGGCTCATCAGGAAGTTCTGGCACAAGCGGCTCATCAGGAAGTTCTGGTACAAGCGGAAGTTCTGGTACAAGTGGTTCATCAGGTACTGATGGTTCTTCTGGTACGAGTGGCTCATCAGGAACTGATGGTTCATCTGGTACAAGCGGAAGTTCAGGTATAAATGGCTCTTCAGGTACATCTGGCTCATCAGGAATTGATGGTTCTTCTGGAACAAGTGGTAGTTCGGGTACATCCGGTTCATCAGGAACTGATGGTTCTTCGGGCACGAGTGGAAGTTCAGGAACATCTGGTTCATCAGGAACTGATGGTTCTTCTGGAACAAGTGGTTCCTCTGGTACAAGCGGAAGTTCTGGTACAAGTGGTTCATCAGGTACAGATGGTTCTTCTGGTACGAGTGGCTCATCAGGAACTGATGGTTCTTCAGGTACGAGTGGAAGTTCAGGAACATCTGGTTCATCAGGAACTGATGGTTCTTCTGGAACAAGTGGTTCCTCTGGTACAAGCGGAAGTTCTGGTACAAGTGGTTCATCAGGTACAGATGGTTCTTCTGGTA